GGAGCCCGGCAAAACGAAACGCGTTTCTGTATAGGATTAGCAAGGTGAAAAGAGTGCGCAACCCCATCTCTCTCTATTAGTAACAACTTTCAAAAACAGTGACGTTAGCCTAGTATAATATAATAATAGGGGGCTATTGTCGCACTTTCACAATGTAAAATAGGGTGTTTACACGTAAGTATATAGGTATATAAAATGATTATGGCAAAACCAAAGAAAAAAGGCGGACCGAAGCAACAATTAAGTCCCTTGGCAGCTAGAAAAAAGGCTAGAAGAGACTATTTGTATGCGATGACACCTAGGCGTAGGAGAATGAAGGCTGAAAGTCAAAGAAAAAACTGTCCGGATGGGTATGATTATGATCATAACAAGAAAGCTTGTGTAAAATCGTCTATAAACAGAGGTGGTACTCAGAGTAGTAGCAAAAAAGACGGCACAAAAGCGGAATATAAACAAAATAGGAAATAAAACATGGCAATAATATATTCATACCCTGAGATACCTGATGTACAAGGAGGAGATTTACTACTTATAAGTGATACTGGCGCTCCTAACAAGCCTACTAGGAGTGTGGACATAGACGATCTAGCTACCTATATAGGTACGGTTATTGGTATAGGGTTTTGGAATCTAGGTACAGGTAGCGGTTCTACAACAGGGCTTATTTCTAACCCTGGCGGTAACTCACTGAACATTGCTAGCGGTGAATACTCTGTAGCTACAAATTACAATAACGAAGCATCTGGTAGATACTCTTTTGTATCTGGAGAAAACAACACGGTATCTGGGGAAGCATCCGCTGCATTTGGTATAAATAACAATGTAACTGGCGACTGGTCTATGGCTGTGGGTAGAGGTGTTTCTGCTCCAGGTGATAGAAGTTTTGCACAAGGTGTAGCAAGTGAAGCAAGAGGTGGTTATTCTGTTGCGTTAAACTTTAATACATTATCAGCTGGCCTAATGTCTCTAGCAACAGGTAGAGAAACTGATGCTTACGGGCAGAACTCTGCAAGTTTTGGGTTTACGACAAAAACATATGGAACCAACTCAGTAGTCATGGGTGACAACACAATAGCTTACGACTATGGTTCTTTAGTTATAGGTAGATTTAATTCAAGTGGCTCAACTGTAACAGCTGATAGATACAATTTTAATGTAGCTAATACAGCTTTTGTAATTGGTAATGGTACTAATACAAGTACTAGGTCCGATGCATTTAAAGTAATGTTTAACGGTAATACCACTGTTGGTAATAATCTTACATTAAGCTCTTATGGATCTGGATTTAAAACAGGTACTGCAACACAAAGATTAGCCGTTGATGCTAATGGTAATGTTATTGAGATACCTATAGGCTCAGGCCCTGTTGATGGTTCTGGTACCGCAAACTACACAGCACGTTTGACAGACTCAGATACTTTAGGTATTGGTGCACTATATGATAATGGTACTAACGTAGGTATTGGAACTACAAACCCAACACAAAAACTCGAAGTCAATGGTACTGTGTTACTTAGCACTTTACCAAACAGTAACGGAAGGCTATGTCTAGGTAGTGTCAATACTAACCTTTTTAGTAATGCCGCAAGCGGTAATTTGCATATTTCAACTAACGGTTCTTCTAGAATGATTATTCTTAATAACGGCGACGTAGGAATCGGGACGACAAGTCCAACTCAAAAGTTAGAAGTAGCTGGAAATGCAAGAATAACCGGTGATGTTACATTGTCGAATGGCAATGCGCTAAGATGGACTTCTGATGATGTTAGGATAGAAGCTACCACTGCTAGCGATAACATGAAGTTTTACGTTGGTAATACAGAAGTGTTAAAATTAGAGCAAGCTAACCTAGCGGCAACTTTTGCAGGGGATATAACATTTGGAGCTTATGGAGCAGGTACATTGGTTACTGACGCTTCTGGAAATGTATCAGTATCAAGTGGCGGCGGTGCAGGCGGTCCTTATTTACCACTAGCCGGGGGAACAATGACTGGAGCTTTTTACGCTGAAGGAGCATTACCAACCACTCCAGGAATGTCTGGAACAGGAATAGGCTTAGGACAAGCGTCGAACTATGCTCATGCTCAATTTAGTGGTTCTGCGGGTGGTTATATTGATTTTTCAGAACCCAATGTAGATTGGTCTGGTCGTATTATTTACACTCATAGTTCTGATTCTATGGTGTTTTATACAGCAGCAACAGCAGTTTTAACCTTAGATAGCTCTAACAACGCAACTTTTGCAGGGAATGTGCAAGCTAATTCGTATAAAATAGGAGGGGTTACTGTCTTACAAGGAACAAGCACTGTTACAGTAGGCTCCGGTGGCGGTACTGGAAAAGTAAAATTAAATACAACATCTGGAGTAGGGCTTATTCTTGATGGAAGCAACGTAGGGATCGGAACGACTAGTCCTAGTGAAAAGCTTACTATTAATAATAATGGAGATGTAGGTCTTTCTTTAAAAAACGAAGCAGATACTTCAGGTAATTATTGGAAACTGTGGCAAGACAATTGGAATGGCAGTAGCAGTTTCACTTTTAACGTAAATTACGGTGGCACAGACTTTATGACGCTAGACACCTCAGGTAACGTAGGTATCGGGACAACTAGTCCTAGTAAGAAATTAGAAGTTAACGGTACTTTTAAAGCCACAGGAGATGCAAGTGTCGATGGAACAGGTAACCTGTTTATAAGAAATCGATCAGCAACAGGTTCTGGTATTGTGTTTATAGATAACGTTTGGCAAGGAGGTATAGAGCATAATTCTGGTAATTTATATTTTAGAACGGGTGGTCAGGCTAATAGAATGACTATAAAAACAAACGGTAACGTAGGAATCGGGACTACTAATCCTGAGACATCTTTAACTATAGAGAACGCTTCAGGGGGAGCGGCTTCAACCACTTATTCAACAACAGCAGCAAATGCTAATTTACATTTAAGTGCTATTGGGGTACCGTACTATAATCATTTGTTTATGGGTATTGGAAGTGCTACTTACGCTTGGATTCAATCACAGCATGGAAATAGTATTGCTCAAAATTTAGCATTAAATCCAATAGGTGGCAACGTCGGTATTGGAACTACTAGTCCTGGTGCGCCTTTACATGTAGCTGCCTCTAGCTCCAACTACACAACTACACTAGCTACATCTGTATCTAACGCTGCTACTTTAATAAAAACACACGCAACAGATAGCACCTTATTTTCTTTCGGAGCTTTAAGTGCGGGTGGTGGTGTTATACAAAGGTCTAATGGTGCTGGAACCACCGCTTATCCAATAGCATTAAACCCTTACGGTGGTAACGTAGGTATCGGGACAACTAGTCCTGGTGCTAGACTAGAGGTTGTTGGTTCGTATGCAGCGGTACCTTTAAAAGTGTTAAGACATGGTGATTACGGTAACGTAATTAATATAGGTAGAAATGGAGTTAGCGAAACAGCTAATATAGGTTATCCAGCAGACAGTACTATTAATTTATCTACAGCTGGTTCAGAAAGAATGCGTATTACTTCAGCCGGTAACGTAGGAATCGGTACGACTAGTCCTGGTTATACTTTAGATGTAGATGGAAGCGCTCAATTCAACACAAACACTGGAACAACACCATTTTATATAACAAGGCTGGGAACTGCCAGCCAAGCGCTATCTATAAAAGTAATGGATGACAACGTTAGGTTTGAAAGCATTCAAGACGAAGCAGCAGATAATTACGGTGGTTTTGATTTTAGAATGGATGGTGGAGTAACAGAGCCTGACTTTGTTATTAGAAAAAACGCTGGTAATCCTATACTTAACGTGAAAGGAGACGGCAACGTAGGGATCGGAACGACTAGTCCCGGTAGAAAACTTGAAGTTTCTGGTGATGTGGGTATTGATAATTATATTTATCACAATGGTGACGATTCAAGAATAGGTTTTGAAGGTAATGACGCAATAAGAATGTATACTGCAAACAGCGTTAGGTTACAAATTAATTCAAGCGGCAACGTCGGGATTGGAACGACTAATCCAGGGGCTAAACTAAGCGTAAACGGTAATGTAAAAATAGAGGGAACAAACTCGCTATTATTCGGAGGATCTGCAACTATACCAAACTGGGAAGTAAAACCTTCTGGTAGCGATCTAGTAATAAACGATACAGGTAGCAATGTGGGATCCGTGTTATTCAACAACGACAAAGGTGTAGCTCTGCCTAGATTAACAACAACTCAAATAAACGCTATATCATCGCCTATACAAGGATTGATGGCATATAATACAACTTTAAATACTATTTGCTTCTACAACGGAAGTAGCTGGCAAAAAGTTAGTCACGCAAACATGTAATAAATAGATAAATAAATAAATAAATTATGGTAACTTACGATTGGAATTGTAAAACAGTGGATTGCTATCCAGAACAAAATAGCGAAGCAGATGTAGTGTACAACGTGCACTGGATTGTAACAGGTGTATCAGACGAGATAGATCCTCAAGGAAATCCTTACTCGGCTACTAATATCGGAACGCAAACTCTAGACACAAGTCAGATAACAAACTTTATCCCATTTGACCAGTTAACAAACGACGAAGTTGTTGCTTGGACTAAAGGAGCTATGGGTGATGAGCAAGTTGCTAGTATTGAATCAAGTATTGAAAAACAAATACAAGATTTAATAACACCTACCAGTGTCACGTTGGTGATTGGCGAACCTGTACCGCCTGTTGAGTAATTAATAGGTAAAAAAACCATAAACCAGGTAATAATACAATTGTATCAGAAGATATAAATCAAATCTAATTAAATAAAATAAACATGGATGCAATTGTTAAAAACCTAAACTTCGGGGAAGAAGCTAGGGTTAATGTATTTAAAGGTATAGAAAAACTTACAAATGCTGTTAGCTCCACTTTAGGGGCTAGCGGTAAATGTGTAATGCTGGAAGACCATGCTGGAAACCCTATAATAACTAAAGATGGTGTTACAGTAGCTGATTCTATAATATTGAGAGACCCTGTAGAAAACATGGGTGCTACTCTTTTAAAAGAAGCCGCGAGAAAAACTGTCCGAGAAGCAGGTGATGGTACCACCACGGCTACAGTACTCGCTCATGCAATTTTACAGGAGGCATATAAAGTTTCAGATAAAAAGAACTCAAGAGAATTAAAAGACGGTATAAATTCAGCTACGCAAAAAGTAGTTAAATACTTACAGTCTATAGCAGTAGGTGTTAAAGGTGATATGATAGATCAAATAGCTACAATATCAACAAACAATGATCCTGAGCTCGGTAAGATAATAGCCGATGCTTTTAGGGCAGTGGATAACACAGGTGTTGTAATGATGGAAACATCAGCAGATGGTAAAACATCGGTAGAAGTTGTTGACGGTGTGCAATACAATAAAGGATTAACAAATTCTCACTTTGTAACAAACCAGCAAACAAAAACAGCTGAATTAGAAAACCCGTTGATTTTACTTATAGAATCCCCGGTTGACACAATAAGACAGATACAATCTGTACTAGAGTATGTAATAAAAAACAATAAACCTTTGCTTATTATAGGCGATTTAGAACAAGGTGTTTTATCTGCTCTAGCTATGAATAAGAATAAAGGTAATATAAAGGTTAATGTAGTTAATGCACCTACTTACGGTGTTAGTAAGCAAGAAGTTTTAGAAGATTTATCTTTATTAACAGGTGCTACGATTATAAATGAAGATCTAGGCGATGATATGGATATGATCCAAATAGAACACTTAGGTACTTGTTTAAAAAGCGTTACCTCTCACGAAGACACTATCATTCAAGTAAAAGAGTCAAGTGATGAAATCTTAAGCATCATAGATGACATTAAGAAAAAAATAGCAGAAGCTAAACAACCACATGAGGTGGTAAAACTTGAAAAGAGATTAGCTATGCTAGCGGCCAAAATAGCTATTGTAAAAATAGGTGCGGACTCAGAGGTTGAACTGAAAGAAAAAACAGACAGAGTAGAAGATGCTATTTGTGCTACAAAAGCCGCAATTAAAGAAGGGATTGTTCCCGGAGGAGGAATTGCGTTACTAAATGCTTCTGCAAATATAGTATCTAAGTC